AATGATAAGCGTAGGTTTAAATTAAGACGTTATGAGCCTTTCTGTGCAGTGGGGAACTAAAGCCGTGTCACAGGACCAGCGCAACGTAACAGTTAATTATGTATTACCTGTAAGTGATACTTTTTTGATTACGCTGACGACTAAAAACACCTCAGATATTGGCTACAACGGCAGTCAAGTAGCTTTTGATTATACGAGGACAGGATTTACGTTAAGCCACACGGGCAAAGCCCAGACAAAGTTGTATTTTGCGGTATGTATAGCATAGCAGTGGGGAGTTGTAACAGACGATAGAAGCACATTGACGTTTCTTTTGCCCTTCAGTAATTCCGATTATTTTTATGCTGCATTTCCAACTAATAAAGTAAATATCGGTGGCATAAACCTACATGGTGTGCGCAATCCAACCTATTTAGAGCTGTATAGCTCAATATCAAACGACTCAAATACAGCAAATAATTGGCAATTTAGCGGCAGAAATATAAACCCCTGTTGGCTTGCTGTTGGCATATAGCAGTGGGGAGTTTATACGAGTGGCACGCGTAATGTTACCATAACACTGCCTATAGCTACATCCGTGACATATGCAGTGATAGCGGTGGCGCGCACAGCAAATAACTATGGCTGCACGGGCTCTCAAAATTGCCAATACGTCTCAAACGTGACCAGCAAAACGTTTCAAGCGGGTTCTTACGATGCTGGTAACGGTTACGCTGGTTTTTGGTGGATGTCCATTGGCAAAGCCTAAGCCTTACCAAAAGCACACCAATTAAAGCCTACATAACCATGTCCATTGTCATACATGTTGGCGATAAAGCTTTTATTATTTTGCGATTTTACACCAAAATTACTGTTGCTACCACTTAAAACACTGTCACTTTTTGGGACGGCGACAACGCTGTATAAAACGCTAAACGCTATGGGAAACGTTACCGAGGTATCTCGGTTAGTTGCGTTACTGTTTCCCCACTGCAGAATTAGTCCGTTGCTAAATTTAACGTAGCCATTCTGCTCCAGCAGGGCGGCGACGATGCCGTTATTTGTATCCTGCGTATCAATGCTAAATTTTGTATTATCCTTTTTTGTAAACGTTATTGTTTTACCGCTTACGCTTGCGTTAACGATAGCATCTAATATACCAAGATTACTCAATGCGCTTATAGCGCTTGTTGCGCCAGTGCCACCTTTTGCAATAGGCAAAGTACCATTAGCATCCTGTGGGAAAGCCATAAAGGTACTTTGAGTTCCATTTGACTTCGTTACTGTAACAGTGCCGTTGTTCTCGGTTACATCAGATACCGGATTGCCAATATTATCACTTATACTCTTCGCTCTGTCCGCTTCTGCTTTTGCTCTATTAGCCTCGTCCGTAGCTTCAATAACCTTAGCTGTTGTTTCACTTGCTTTAGTTGTCGCTGTTGCAGCATATTCTTTAGCATTTTCTGCGTAGCTATTCGCTTCGCTTTCATACCGCTTAGCTTCACTAGCGCTGTTGCTGGCATTTGCAGCAGCTTCATTTGCAGCAACTTTAGCTGCTTTCGCTTCTGTTTCGCTTGCGCTTGCACTTACACTTGCTTGCTTTGCATTGGCTTCGCTTTCCTTTGCTGCTTTTACATTTTCTGCAACAGCGTTTTTCATCAGCAGAGTGTCCGCCTTGTAGCCAGCTGCAACAGCAGCACTATTAGCAGCATCTGATGAGGATGCTGCCGCCGCAGTTTTACTAGCATCTGCATTAGCGGCATAAGATTCTGCCTTGCTTTCACTTTCAGCCGCCGCTGCTGCTTTGGCAGCAGCTATATTAGCCTGCGCCGTTGTCGCTTCTAATTTACTCTGTGCTAGCGGCAATACCTTCGCCGGGTCCTCCGTCAAGACAATGCTCTTGCCATCATCCGCAATTCTAAACGATTTGCCGGCCTCAAACGGCACTTCATTGGCAAAAGCATCACCATCTATATCCACACTCATGATAATACTGCGGTTAAGTTTCTCGGCTATCTGCTGCATAGCCATTACGTTTTCATCAAACGCAAGCTCCACATCTTCCGCGAAGTACGGCCCGTTGTTGACAAGGTTCATCATCTGCTGCAGCGGCAGCTCGCGCATGATAACCAGCTTCTTGCCTTCCGGCAGCGCTGTTCCGCTGCTAGGATATGTTATCTGCCTTGCATCCATGTCCAGCTGATAATCGCTTGTGGCAAGCGCCGTGCCATCATCCTGCATCAGATATACCTTAATATATTCCGGATGCTCTGCAGGACACTCAAAGGTAAACGGAAATGTCCTCGTTGAGCCGTTACCAACATATATGTTTTTAGTAACGTCTTTCTGTACTGTCATGTTCTGCTCCTTTCCATAAAGCAAAAGCCCCGGCATCAGCCAGGGCTTTTTACATACTTATTGACAATAATATTTTACCACGGCTTTCAGGCCGTTTTGTAAAGTACAAAATGACTATTTTTGATTTTTCTTCAGCTTTTTATCAAAGATTAAGGCGCGCAGATAATCCGCAACGCTTTCATCGAAGCCACTTTCCAGATACTGCAGCGTTGTTGTAAAGCTATCTATCAACGTGCTGGGCGCTCCGGTAACCTGACTTGTCAGCTTGCCCATCTCCCGCAGTGTATCGCTGATAGTTTTCTTATCACTGACGGCACTTTGGATAACTCTGTTTGTCTGCTCAATGGTATTTTGGATAGGAATTTTTGGAGCAAATTGATGCTCATCAAATACCTTAGCCATAAAGTAAGGTACAGCATCACGCAGCACCGGTATACCACCGACAATGCCTGTAAGAGATTCCTGCCCCATGCTCTTGATAAGCTTTTCAATCTTCCAGTCATCATCGTCACCGCTTGCGCCAGCACGCAGCAGCGCTGAGATAACCGCCGGCAGCAGTACCCACATCAGCAGCGCATCGCCAGCATGAGCTACAGCTTTCATCAGAGCCATGCTTTTATTCTTTGCGCTTGCCGCTACAGCCTTCTTGTAGCCTACCTTCGCTTCCCATAATTTATAATTGAGGGCATTATAGACTGTAGAATTATAGCTGTAGTACATAGTGAGCTGCTTCATCAGCTCGCTGCCCTTGCGTTGGATAGCAGCTTTATCTACCGTACGGCCGGAACCGAAGCACCAGCGCACTGCAGCATCGCCGGCATTTACGCCTGCTTCCCTCGCCTGCTGCGGCGAACGTCCGGCATCCACCTCTGCATTGTAGGTCTTTTCATATTCGTGCTGCCAAAGAGGTAACGCCAGCATCAGGTCTGTCCAGGTTATCATCTTAAAAGCATTGTTTTTGATAGCTTCGCCAGCCTTGCCTATGCCCGGAATACCATCCAAAATATTAGGGCCTTTCAGCGCATCATGGATGCTGGCATCCATGGTTTCCGCACGTTCTGCCATGAAGACGGAGCGCTGGAAAACAAAGTCCGTATATCGACGCGGGGCACTGTAAAACTTTTTGAGCGAATGCAGCAGCTCAGCAGCACCCATATAATGAGCTACGCTCGGAGCGTTGGCGATATTCAGCAGCGCTGTTGTTACCCTGAAGCCCATGGTTCCCATTGTCTGAGCGTTACGCAGCTTGGCCATGCCCTTTTCGTAGGCCGTCCTCGGTATCGGTTCTTCCGCCCAACAATCACTGGTCCACTTTTTCAGATTTTTGTAAGCGTTCTGGCCAAGGTAATTATAGACAAGGTTTTTGAAATTCTCATTGAGTACAATGCGGCGCACGTCACGTACCGGTTCACGGAATGCCACCAAATGGATAACGTCAGTAATGCTGCCGCTGATAACTTCAAATCTAAGATCCAGCCTGCGCTCAACCTTATGCTGAGTACGTTCTTTCAGGAAGCCCTTACCTAAAGACATTGCAATATTGCTCATTGCCGATTGCTGTGCAGCATCAGCCTGCTCCTGCGTACGCAAATCCCGCAGGTCATATTTGATAGGGAAGTAACCGCCATCCAAGGTATAGATTTTTCTGTCCTGCCCGACAACAACAAAGCCTTTGGCTTCCTGCTTCTGCAGCACGGCACCGGTCATGCGTGCTTCAATCTCTCTTATCTGGTCCCAATGGATATCGTAGAGCTTCCAGATACTGTTGACGAGGTTCCAGTCGCGCTCATCCAGATACTGCAGCACATTTTTAACCTGCGCTACGTTGACGTGATAGCCGTCCAGAACGCGCTGCTGGTTCGTTTCAGTGCCCCAGTTGAGCGCAATCATAATCGTCTGTTCCTTGGTAATCTTCGACGAGCCAAAATCATAGAGGCGTTTGTTACGCATATCTGCCAGTTCCTTGGGAGAGTAAGCATCAAACAGTCCTTTTAATTTATTCTGCATATTCACGGCCATCTTCAGCTCTTTGTCTGCAGCTTCCTTCAGCGGGTCGTAGATATACCGCAGCGCCACATCACCCATCTTCTTCAGCTCCATCTCCGGCTTAATCAGCACCCTGTCAGCCTGGTCTATAAAGTTTGCAGCATCATCCTGCCATCTGTTTTTATTGGCACCAGTCGGGTCAGCATTAGTGCGTTCTAGCATGCGCTGGCGTGTCTGCCCTTCAATCTCAGCGACTGCTTCATCAACCGTCAGGGTTCTGCCATCCTTGGTTTTAATCGTGGCCAGCTTCATATTATCCATGCCTCGTTTATAGATGATATGCATAACCTGTGCCACCAAATCAACCTGCATATTGCTTAAATCCTTATGCCCTGCTTTACGTTTATTGCTGTTCATCGCCGCCTGCAGGAACCATTCAGGGAGATTGGTCTGGCCATCCGGTCCGAAGAACGGAGACTCCAGCATAAGGCCGCCTTCTTCCCTTGTAGCATCTGCTTTCATGAGTACCTCCATAATTCCCTCATAATGCGGCGGTACCGGCGCGTCTGCGTCAGAAAAGCCAAACACATACATAAGATGATTATACGCATAACGTTCATCTGCAGATATGTTCTTCGCCTTGCTGATAGTCTGCTGCTTACGTTTCAGGCCATCTTCAATCTTCTTGATCTGCTTGGCGTTGCGGACAGCTCTGTCAGCAAACATGTCATAGATCAGCTGAGCCTGTTTGTATTTGACGGCCTTATCCCAGTTGCCTTTTACAAGAGACTGCTCAGAATTGTACTGCGCCTGCGCCGACTTTCTGCGCCACATCTGGTAGTTATTGGCATCCTCAATAGGCATAACCTCCAGCTTCATCTCGACGAATTGCACATAGTCCTTGTAATGACGAAGTGCTGCATCACGCAGGCCACGCACATTAGCAAGCAGCTCAAGCTTATCCTGCTTCAATCCCTTTGTTTCTGCAGTAAGCTCTTCTATCTGCTTGCTCTGCCTGGTCATCTTGTCTACCGTCTTAATGACGCCTTTTTCTGCAGCATCATTCTTGCCTTCGGCCTCTATTCTGGTAGTCAGGTTACGCTGCTTTTTGGCAATGCGCTCAAACGCTTCCAGCTCCATCGCCGTGGCCAGCTTACGATATTTGCTTGCCTGCACCACTTCTTCCGCACGTTCACGGAAATACTGAGCATCTATGCCGCTGTTATCTATCCCTTCCTTAAACTCTTTCATATGAGCTTCTACCGCAGCATCCAAGCTGCCGCCATACTCTTTAAGCTGCTTAACGTAATCCTCCACGTTCATGCCCAGTGTTTCGCAGATAACAGACGTGCTCATATTAGGGTTATTCTTGATATGCTCCTGGATAACAAATACCGGTTCTGCGGCCAGCTTTTCACGGTATTCCGCTTCTTCACGCTCAAACAGTTCCTTTTCCTGCTGCCGGTAATCTTCCTTGACGTCCTTCAGTGCTATCTTGAGCACCTTTTCCTCAGCATCAGCCTTGGCACGCTCTACCATACGGCGATATACGTCCTTCGTGCTTCCCTCCAGATAGTCCATCCCACCGCTTTCGGCAAAATCATCCACGCCTTTTTTTCTCATAGCAATGTCGATTTCATCTTCACTGGCAATCATGCGGTCCATAACTGCTTTAACCTCTTTGGACGGAGCACCGCCAATCTGGCTGAATGCACGATAAATTTTAGTCAGCCACTGCTTGAAGCGCCGGAAGATACTGCGCGTTGCTTCTGTAGGTGCGTCACCGCTCTTCAGATAATTTTCAAAGCCACGGGCAAAGCGTTCCTGCATCCAGAGCCGCTGCATCTGTTCCAAGGTCATTTTCTTGCCTTCGATTTCAACGGAGCCTTTGGCAACTGCAGTTTTCATCTGCTCGTTGAGCTTTTTAAACTCACTCTCCATAGCAGTGCCTTTGTACTCTTTGACAAATTGCGTATCGTTCCATGCTGCCCACCGGTTAATCGTGGCCACGTCATCCAGCAGCTGCTTCGGAGCATTCGGTAATTCTGCCAGCGCCAGCATATCATGCAGATAGATATGAGCCATCTCATGCATAAATGTCGACTGGTCTGCAGCCTTGAACAGAGAAATAACCTTCTCACCGGTAGTTTTAAAGGCAGTCTGGCCTTTGAGCTGCCATAAGCCGCGCTGATCAGAGTCCATGCTGTAGCTTCTGCCGCCAAATACAATGATAGGATTATCGATAGCGTTCAGCACTTCGTTATCAATTCTTTCCTGGCTTGCACCCATGGTATAGAGCCGTGCTTTCATTGATGCTACTCTGGCTTCCTGCTCTCCATGCAGACGGAAGTATTTTTCATAATCGCCAGAGCTTTCATCTTCAGCTTGCCATTGCAAATCTGTCTGCAGCTCCTTGATTTTCTGCAGGCGCTTTACTTTTTCTTCAGGTATCTGGTCTTCCAGCTCTTTAACCTTATTTTTGATATCAGTAAAAGCCTCATCGGAAATTTCACCGGTGTCATGTTCAAAGTCAGCTATGTCATATTCGAGCATAGCCGTAACATATTCTTTACCTTTAGGATGCAGGCGCTCTATTTCTTCATCGTACTTCTGCAGCTGGCGCTTCATCTGTTCGTTGACTTTGGCCGGGCTGCCACCTCCAGCAAAGCCTTCTGCATTCTGGATGATATGCTGGATTTCATGGATGAGAGTTTCTTTTATCTTTTCGTTTGGCCGCATGCCTTCCAGAGCCTCTTTCAGCTGCCCTGCAAGCAGAGTTTCTTTTTCTTCTAATGAGTAGGTTTTTTCTTCATCATCCGGCAAGATGAACGAGCCATCTTCTGCAAAGAAGTTAACCTCTTCTCTATCGGCAAAGAAGCTGTCCGGCAGGTTCTCAGCTATGGTTCTGATTTCTTGCTTGCCTGGGAGTTTTTCTTCATTCACGATGCCTTGGAAAGCATTTATGGTTTCTTTTACCCCTGCCTCGCTTTTCAGGCTGCTCAGTATCTCATTCTGCAGATTATAGGGAGAATAGCCAACATATTTTTCGTTGAGCACTATCTTGTCTTCCCCGTAAGCGTAACCTCTTCTGTTTTTCTCCATGTCTTCGACAGTTACCAGCAGGTTCTTTAGCCACGGATATGCTTGATACAAAGCAGGGTTGACGTATATCTTTCCTAAAGTAGTTTCCTCGTTGTCCCTCAGCTCAGCAAGATTGATATCATCCAAATTATCCGGTATCTCAAAACGCCATTTACCATCAGCGCCCAAATGCCAGCCGGTCTTTTGGTAGATAGTTTTCATATCTGCAGCTTTAGCCAGCATTTCTTTTGCTTCCTTCAGCTTCTCCATATTTGCAGTCATAGCACGCTCGCCAGCAGATTGGTTATAGCGCTCTATAATATCAATGCTCTTATCATCGAAGACGACAAAGCAGCGGCCATCTTTCATACCTTCGTAAGCTATGCCTTTAATTCCGTGCTCATTAAGCAGCTCAGACGCGCCACGCCAATTATAATCCTCTTCGCCCATAGCCTTTGCCAGAGCATCGTAAATCTTGTTGCCGGAAAACATGCCCCCCAAAGTACCGGAAATATCAGCTTTTGCCTGATTGATAACCTCCTCTTTTGCAGCAGCATCTTCTGCTTTGGCACGCTCTAATTCTTCTTCTAAAGCAGCAGCCTGGCTTCTGAGCTTCTCTTGTTCTTGATTACGATACTCACCATCTGACTTTAGCTTTTCAATTTCTTCTTTGCTATATCCGTATCTTTCCAAGCTTCTTGCAAGCGTTCTATAGCCAAATGTATTAGAATTGCTCTCTAAAAGCTTACCAATGCCATCTGCTAATTTATTGAAGCCATCAATCTTAAACTGAACCTTGCCAGCATTATCAAAAGCTCTTAATTTAAAGTTCAGCAGATTTTCCCAGAACTTCATTGACCGCGCATCATCCAAAGATTCTATAGTATTTTTCAAAAGCGCTTGTACATTTTTGTTTTGATTAATGAAAGTCTTTTGTTCGTCTAGCAATACATCGTTTTCTGGAACTTCCACTTTCAGCAGGCGTGAAGTATTTTCGTACTTCACGTCAGCTTTTTCAATAATGTTTATCGCTTCTTCTAGTTTAGCAATATAGCTTTCTGTATTAGCCGTTCTTTTGGTTCCTGCAATTCTTTCCTTTAAGCTTTTTATTGCACTTTTCTTATTCTTATTTCCGGTCATTGCATCAAATGTATCCAGAACAAATTCTAACGGATCATTGTCAATGAGTTTCTGTCCTGCTGCTGTTGCCCAATCTCCCTCCTCATCAATTCTGTATGTAACCCCATCTACAATTACTGCGCCAGCGTCAGCCCCCAGCACTTCCTTGTATGCCTCTGATATTTTTCTATCCTTAGCAAAGTACAGGCCCCAGCCATGTACCTGGTCACCAACGCCATCGCCGATTTTGCCAATATCAAACCTTTCAAAATCGTAAGGCGTGCCATGCCATGCTTTCTGGCCTAATTTCATAGAGCCTATAGCCATCTGGTCTTCTATTATTAGCTTGCCTGTTTCTTTATCAACATAAGGTTTATGATTAAGGTCTTTGACTTTTGCTAAAATCTCTGCTAAACTATATTCAGAGGGAATTGTTTCTTTTGAAGCATCCCCTATCCCGCCATCTTTCAGGGAAGCTTGTCTCTGGGATGGCGGGATTTTTGTTGTGTAAACTTCGTATAAAGTTACTTCGTTTAATTTTTTTAGTACATTAGCAGATGTCCCAATAGCAGTAATGACCAACGTTTGAGCCTGTCCATTTAACTTTACTGGTATAACAAATCTATATGACAATGAACCTTTGATATCCTCACGTAACTTATTGTCTACTTCATTAGAATGCTTTGATGGATTTATCTCAACTAAAACTGCATTTTGCAAAATCTCTCTAGGATTACTGATGGTTAAATTTCTTCCCTGCCTTTCCGTTTTGTTTTTTCGCCCTCTTTGCGATTTTGCCAAAACAATATGACGCTGATCATATTCACTCATCTTGCTAAAATCAAATACACTTGACAAATCTTTTGTAGTGACCGGCTCATTTTCAGTTAATACATGTTTAATGTAATCTATGGCTTTTTGATTAGCCTCCGGAGTTTCTTTGTCAGTGCCTATATTGTCTTGCAAAACATCTAAATCTAAAAGTTTATATTTGGTATTTTCATTTATACCTACATTTACTGCCTGATTAAACTTCTGCTCAGCAGCTTCACTTTCACTTCTGATAAGCCCAATACTACGCGCATAATCAAGCGCAGTATATTTAGTATGGCCAACCTGTCTATGCAGCTCAGCCATGCGGTCTGCCATTCGTGCGGCAAGGATAGCACTCATCTGTGCTGCCTGCCGCACTTCTTTGCTTTCAGCGCCTTCCAGCTTGCCACGCAGCTTACGGTATACCTCAAAGCCTTCTTCGCTCAGACCTTCAGTAATAGAGAGTTCGCCCGGATCTATTTCTTCCAGAGCAGGCGTCAGTGCATCCAATCTGCGGATAGCTTCTTCCGTTGCTTCCATGGATGCTTTGTTATTCTCATACCATTGGTTATCTTCCGGCGTGCGGTTTTCCCAGCCAAAAAGTCCATACTCGTTGTGACCGGTCCAGATCTCACGCGCCAGCTCACGCAGCTCCATCTTAGAGGGCTTATGCTTATTCTCTTTATAGTAGCGCTGATACCATGGGTCGTTATTGCTTACCTTGATACCACGGCCACGCATCTGATTATCATATTCGGGGATTTCTACTACAGCTACGCCGTTGCCCATACCCTTTTCCAGCTCTTCTATAATCTGATTAAGCGGCTCGTCAATCTTGGCCTGCAGCGATTTTCTGATTTCCTTTACGCCTTCCTTAGGATTATCCGGGAAGCGGCGCAATACTGCCTCTGCTATCTCACGGGTTTCCGGAGTATGGAAGTTATTATCAAGGTAGGTATTCAAAGCATCTTCACGCTGGCGGTTCTCATATGCCAATATGCGGTCCATCTCGCGGCGCATCCTGCCGGCATATTCTCTGTTGCGTGCCAGGCATTCGCTGATATCGCTGAATGTGATATAGTCTTCCAGATGAGCACCGATTTCAGTCGGCAGCAGCTTAGATACATAATCTGCTGTACTAATTTTCAAGTCTGCCTTAGTGTCGATGATGTCTTTAAGATACTGTTCGCCTATGCCTGCTGCCTTTGCTGCAGATTTCAAAAGCTCATAGCCGCCTTGCTGATTAAGGACGTACTCTGTATCTATGTTAATAGTTTCCAGCTCCGTGCCTTTGAGCTGATTATTCAGTACTTCGTTATATACTTCCGGAGCTTTTTTAAACAAAGCATTGTTTTTGATATCCTCAGCAAGACTTCTCAGCATAGATATGCCGTTAGCATCACGCAGGTTAGCCTTCTGTTCTTCGCTTTTCAGCTGCAGCGCCGCGGATGCACGACGCATAAAGGATACCGTGCTTGCTCCATGCGCACCAGCGCCAAAGCCGATCGACGCAGGCAGCGCCTGCCAGCTTGCCTCCAGCCCGCCAACGATAACATCCTTTGCCGTATATGTAGGGATATCACCGCCCGGATTGTTTGCTGCAGCAATATCAGAAATAATTCTGTTGCTCATCTCCTGCACGCCTTCTTCCGCGCTCTCGGAGATAGCCACTGTTCCGATGTTTTTGGCACTGTCACGCAGATATGCGGCAAGCAGGCTCTGCAGCTCCGTGCTGTCCTTGGCACTGCTGATAATTTCTTTGATGCTCTGCGCACCTGCACCGCCTTTGATGACGTTCAGGATTTTATCTGCGTTGCTGAATTCTATACCTGTTTCCAGCGCTGCCGCTACAGCAGCATAGCTGCGCGCCTGATTATCTGTCAGCAGCTGCCTGCCCTGCTTATCCTTATAACCTTTATAATCAAGGTAGTTGTTGCCGGCAATTTCGTCATACATATCCTGCGCCATACCGATACGGCTGCCGACGCTATAACCAATCTTAGCACCTGCGGCCGCGCCTGCAGCAGTACCGGCACCCAGCGTTGCACCGCCGCCGGCAATACCGCCGAGAAGCGCGCCGAAGCCAGCGCCGTATACGCCCATCTTCTGGCCATTAAGAGCATTACGCAGCATCATCTTGCCACTCTGCACCGTGCCGCCGACAATAGCACTCATCGGGTCCTCAAAAAGTCCTGGCAGTTCCTTGGAATTTTTCTGTGCTTTTTCAATTTCTCCCAAACGTGCAATGTCAGCATCCGTCAGCTCTTTGCCGTTCATAGCAGCGTAGCCCATACGGCCGCGCTCACTCATCAGGTTATCAAGCTCCCAGCCGGTCTTAGCTGCTTCAATAATGCCCTGCGTCTGGCGCACGTTCTTTAAGTTATGCAGAGCAATAGCAGCGTCAGTATCACTCAGCTTGGCCAGCTCGCTCAGCTCAGGGTAGGCCTCAAACACTGCCTGAGGGTCCATAGCCTTCTGCTGATAATTATATACATTGCGTGCATTGGCCAGATTATCAGCGCTAGCCAGGATAGCATTTTCCGGAATGCTTGTGGCCGCGCTGATTTTTTTTGCTTCCAGCAACACATCGTCTTTACTGTAAAAGTACTTTTTATAAGCGTTGGTGTTTTTTACCATGTCCACAAAGCTGTTATCGCTTGTGCTTACTGGCTTAATGCCATTAGCTGCGTTAATATCAGCCAAGTCCTTTGCTTTTTCTTCTGTAATCTTATTGTCTACAATGCCATAGTCAGGCTGAACATCACCATGAAACTTCCACGTGCTTTCACGTACCGTAGCGTATGGTGATTCCATTTGTCCCTTAAGGAAATTCAATCTGGATTCATCCATGCTGTTCGTCCTCCTTATCCGATTCTGTTTTTTAAATCTTCGCCGCTCATACTAAAGATTCTACCGTCCATCATCTCTACTTTGTAAATACCGCCGCCAATCGGGGTTATGCCATTAGATTTTATTCCAGCACGAGCTAAGTCAGCATTGCTTGCCTCTACATTGTACTCGTTTGTACCCCAAAGCAATCCAGGTTGCCTGTATGTAGCAACTGTATGTTTTGTTAAACTATCAATGCATGCTTGGATAACTTCACTGTCTGATGGTTGTACTCCATTTTTTGACATATAGTTTTGTATAAATTCTCTACCAGCATCTTTTGCTCCAATCCACTGCATTTGAGCGTATTCTCCTTTTAGACCAGTACTTGCTTTTACAATGCTTTCTATCTCACCCCAATTATATTTATATGCGCCAGTTCCTTTACGGAAATTATCGTATGTCGTCATCAATGAATCATATTCAGATTTACTTGGTCCATAGTTCAGAACGAAATCAGCAAATTCTTCTTTGTCATTGAAGTAACCGCCTTCAAGAAGCTCTGTAAGCTTTTGCTTTTGTCCCACAGCTAACCCTTTGCCTGTACTAACACCGGAGCTTCCAGAGCTTGCACGTTTTCCGAAAACGTCTACGTTACCTGCCCATGAATAAGCTGTGCTTACAGCCCCACGCGCCATCGAACGCATTTTTAAATCAGTGCCGCCAAAAACATCCGCCTGTCTCAGCGCCTCTTCTATGGGTATGCCGCTTTCAAACATTCTTACAGCTTCCGAAGAGAAATTATCAAATGCCTTATCCTTGGCCATCCTTTTTCTTGTGTTTTGCACTGAGAAATAGGACTGCATTTCTTGCAGGCTTTTATTCATATCGGTCTCATCCATACCGCGGCCGCCGATATGGCTGTAGCCTACCGTATGATATCCGGCAGCATCCAGCGCCAGCTCACTCACTCCATGCTCACCGCTCTGGATAACCTTGCCGGTCTTGGCATTGTATATGCCGACATGGGTAATGCCCTTATAGGCCTTGGTGTCAGAATGTACATCATCCGGGTTGTCGCTCGTAGCGTACTTGCTGCCATCTACCTGCCAATAGACAATATCTCCGTCCCTTAATTGTTTACGGTCATTAAACGTCAGCCCTTTCCGTTCTGCGTTAAGGTAGGTACCGTCAGCCAAGCTGCTGGTGATATCATAATCACCGCCAGCCGTCTGAATATATTTTTTTACAAAGTTAGCGCACTGATTGCTGCCCCAAGCCTTGCCTTCCTCTCCCTGTGCAAACGCCAAACCTTTGGCGATATCTGCCGTACCACTATTTAATTGCTTATATTCAGCCGCAGCTTTCTCAAAGTCCCCATCGTATTTGTCATAAAGTCCGCTGAATGACTTTATTTGTTCATTGCTTTTCTCCCTTGCACTGATAATCTTGTCATATTGGATACGTTTCTGCGGGTCCATAAGATAACCGTAGGCCTGCAGTATCTCGCCGCCACGCGTCCATCCTTCGCTGCTGTCTGAATTGATAGCTGCCTGCGCTGCCGTCTCTGCTACCGCAGCCTTCCATTTGTTGCTTGCTTCAGTAATCTTTTCCTGGCCATAGTTGGCATACCTTGCTGCAGTCATAAAATCGCCGCGGCGCATAACAGCGTCCAGATCATCATTGTTGTGCCAGTTTACAGCTACGTCCTTCAAAGCTAATTTGTATTGATTGTTAAGCTGCGTATCCTGGTACTTCTCCATCTCGCCCATAGTATAACGTTCCATCTGCGCACGCTGGCCGGTCCAGTCACGCTCAATGGTATTGTAAAAGGCTTTGCTTCCCAGAACGCCGCGCAGCGTAGCCGGTCCTTTCTGCATAATGCCATTGATAATCTTCTTGCGCCCTTCCTCGTACTTGGTAAGGTTATCCCTGGCATTTTCTTCCTTGTTCTGCAGCAGCTCATTCTGCAGCCTGCTCATCTGCATATTGTAATCATTGTTGGCCTTCATCACGTCGGCAATGGCTATCTGCTCATAGAGCTTCTGACCTCCCTCTACCATCGTATTGGTAAGATTTGCATTTGCCCTTGCCAGCGCCATCTGCCCGCCCATATCAGGATGCACACCGCTCGTCTGGCTTGCAGGCGTACCTAGCTTTGCCTGGTTCTCGTAAACATCAATTACTGCCATATTCTGCTCCTTTCCTATATACGCAAAAAGCACCCAAGGCTTAGCCTCAGATGCTTTCTACGTTGCTAATTTTTTAGAGTATGATGAAAATGGGAGATTGGCTTCCCTTCCGCACTATCATTTTACCACACGTCCTTTGCCGATTTGTAAAGTACAAAATGACATTTTTACCATTTTGCTTTTGCCCAGCCATCATTACTGTAGCTTGATATGCCACCACCGGTATGAGCAGGCAGTCCCTTTATTTCTGTGTAGCCGGGTACACTGTAGTTTTGCAGCCCTACGCTTTTAGCGGCTGAGCTTTTCAATGCTCCCATGCTTTTGGCCGTGTAAAGATTAGCCGCCACGCTCAACCCTGCCTGCAGCATACTGTTCATCATAGCACGCTTGCCGGCCTTGCGGTATGCCCTGGCGCTCGACGCATAGGCATCGCCCTGATTCAAATTGTCCGTACTCTGCTGGAAGATGTTATCTACCTGCTGACGCGCATTGTATCTCTCAAAAGCAAGCTCCTGCTCCTGGTTAAACTGGCTGTCTGCCATCGCCGCCAGTGCACTGCCGCTTGCCGTGATTCCGGCCGCGCCGATGTTGGCTCTCTGCTGCCCCTGCAGCTGCAGCAGTCTGCGGCGTTTGTTTTCCTCGTTGATTTCATTATTCTGCGCCTGCTTCTCGGCCTGCTCCTGCAGCTTCTGCGCATTGTTATAGGCGATATCAGCATTTGCCTGCGCCTGCGCCGCCTGTGCGTTGGCCTGCTGACGTGCTGCACGTCCCTGCAGATAACCGCCCAAGAGAGTTGCACCAATCATTACTCCTACGCCCATGCTATCCCTCCTTTAAAATTCTTTCGTCAAAATAAAATTCCCTGTGCGGCAGATTGTATATTCCGCATTGCACCGGTTCCGATATCTCAGCGCCAAGCCATCTTAGCCAGCGCAGGATTTCTACGTTCCCAGCATCAACCTTATTGGACATAGGCCCGTAGGCCGCCACAATCGCCCTCAAAAAGCGTTTGGTATATCGCCCTACTACTAGCCTATGCTTCAATGTTTCGTCGGTCATGAGCAGCCAGACGCATTTGACAGAGCATATTGCAGCCGGGCTTCTTACTCCATAGATAGCTGCAGGTATGCCGTCAACATAAAAGCAGCCAATCAGTTCGCTATATCTGACGCTTCTTTTTAAAACATCCAGCTCATGTCCAGCACCATACAGCGCCGTCAGCTCCTGCCTGTTGTCCTGCCGCAGATGTGCGGCCACGTATTCAATATCTCTATCAGACGGACGAGAAAAAGTATATTCCGCCATATTATCCTCCCGGCACAATCTCCGGCACAATGGCCAATACCGTCATCGGCAGCGGCGCATCCTGCTTAATGATAAGCTGCTGCGTTTCGTCCCAGCCTGCAGCAGGCAGGACGATTTTTTTCTTACCGGTGAAAAGTTTTGTAGACTGGCCGTATGCTTCAGTATCGCGCCATTTGATTTCATCCAGTTTTTCCTCACTCAGGCCATACAGTCCGCCACGCGTGTTTTTAAAGAGGACGGAAAGATTACCTATGCGCTTCTTGCGGCTAATGGAGCTGCCGTCCTGCATCTGGAATTCTATCGGCAGTGTCTTTATGACTGCATCAATAGGCAGTCCTACATGCACAACACTGTAGCCATGCTTTTCGCTCAGCGTAACTTTACCGCCTTCCACCTTCTGCTGCGGCAGCGCGTTTCCGTCAGCCAGTATGGCCACGGTTTCACCCTCCAGCCACGTCAGGCCCGTTACCTCTTTTATATCGCTGCCACGTACGGTTATGCCGTCGTCAACATAAATCTGTTCTTCCTGCACATCGTTATCGTTCCTCTTTTCCAGCATAACGTTCTCGTATTGGCCGTTACGTTCTATGACAGCATAAAGCTCGTCACATTCTCCGCCAGGGATGCAGCAGACATTGACAAAGCGCGCATTCTTAATGCTATGCTTATGCCATGCGTAGATATCCTGCTCCTTGATATAGGTCAGTCCCAAGAGCAGGCCATCATCTCGGACAAACCATATGATGCTGTCCGGAGTCTGCTGGTAGGTCATAGCTACTACTTTGTGGCCATCGAAGAGATGAGAGCATAGTAGGTTGAGGTCATCGCCGGTGTATTTATCAGCCTCATAGCTGTATGCCAGGTCACGGATGATGTTGCCCTGCTGCTGCGCAAAGACAATTCTGCTGCCTACAGTTACCGGTAATACGTCAGATATGCCGCGGTATTCCTGCGCCTGACTTAAAGTATTGCTAGGCGTGAGCGCTTTGCCTTGGCCACCACTTACCTTATATTCACCGCCGCTTGTCAGCAGAATCAATTCTCCAAAGGCTACCATTGCTTTGATACCGTTCATCTGGCCGCCGTTTAGAGTAGCCGTTACTGCATCATCGTCTACCACAGGTGTTGATGTTCCGAAATTATAATAATCTCCTACCTTACTGCTCCAGAACGTCTGCGGATATCTTGTGCTGCCGGCAAATACCAGGCGGTCTTCAAAGAAGCCTGCTGCAGACGGATAGCCCTTGCTCCTGCTCCACGGAGAAAAAGCCCAGATTTGCGTAGCGTCTGTACTGCCAATCGTGCGCAATACCTTGCCTTTAACCTTTTTACCGCTGATGTACTCAGTAATTTTTATAATACCGCTATAATCATTGCCGAAGCTCTGCACAGTGACGTAACCGGTCTGCTTCTCATTCTCACCGCTCCAGATGGTTGTATCAAACTCTGTTGAGGTTACCCTGTACCTGACAATGTATTCCTCTTCGTTCTTTTCGGTAAAGTTGTAGTTCTGGCTGTGATTGCCGTCCTGAGTTCTTACAAGCTCCCACATAGAGCTGTTCTCGTTATATTTTTCCAACGAGAAGTTTCCCTTCCAGAAGCCGAAGCTCTCTACATAGACGCTAGAGCCCGGCAGGCAGCTTACCAGCAGCGCATCCGTTGCATCAGGTTTGCCTTTTTTGTATTCGCTTTTTTTATAATGAGTCAGCTCAATAAGGCTGCCAATGTTATCTTTCTCAAAGATATCCTTATCGGCCGTTAACGTGACTTCGCCTTCCGTCGCACTGGCCGTTATCTTCGCTGCCTTGCTGCCATAGCGGAAGCGGATATTACAGTACCCGTCACCGCCGCTTTTGCCGTTGACGCTGGCAGCATCTGTTCCCTTTATGCCACCGGCAGCACCACCGCTGTAGCTCGCACCTTTGCTGCCTGGTGTAGTCTGGAACCGGAAAAGAATATGGCCGCCACTTCCAGCTCCACCACCTTTAACTGTCCTGCCAAACGCAATCGTGTTGCCGCCAGCGCCACCAGCATCTCCATCAACGGTCAAGTATCTCCCCGACTTTTCGCTTAACCTGCCGTTACCACCTTTACCACCAGCACCAACCTCAAGCTTATACTTTTGCCCAGGCTGAACATCAGTTGAAAAGCGGATGTATTCACCTGTGCCGCCATCACCTCCGGGAGCCGTATATGTTCCTGCGATAGCAGCGCCGCCACCACCGCCGCCAGCACCAGCCAATTCCACCGAAATATTGGTTACGGTATCAGGAAGCGTCAGCTCGTAGGTTCCAGGACCATAACGATATAATTGCGTTACCTGCTCATCCTCCGTTGCAGTACTGCCATTGCTGTCCTCAAACGGACCGCCTGTTATAGGCATCTGTTCCCAGCGCCAGTCATATGTACTGTAGCGCGTAAGCGTCATAGGGTAATGATCAGGATGCACGATAAAAAGCACGTCAGCACTCTGCGTATATTTTATTTTGCAGATACCCTGCAGGTCGGCTGGATTAAGATTGTTGCTTATTGTATAAGGCTCTCCGTTATCCTCTACTATGTATTGGCCGTTGTACAGAAAGCGGCAATGCCCTGCAGTGACTTCTATGATATAGGTTTCATTGGTGTTATACAGAAAGGGGATATAGAAGGCACGCTTGCCTCCATAGGTTACGCCAATATGCCGGAAGCCGTTGCGGTTACGCACGCCACCATAACGCTGCACCGTAAAGTTTTTTAACGTGGCAGCGCCGCTATCATATTTGTTGATATCGACGCGGCCGTACATGCTGTCCGACAATTCACCGCCGGCAAAGCTGGGCTTCAGTTGATACAGTCCCATTGTCAGCCCTCCCATCTGGCGTTGGCCAGTCTATCCTGTACAGCTTCTTCCTGATTGTCTTCTGCAGCATCCTCGCCAGCTGCTTCCGTAAAGTAAGCATTGTATGCCTGGATAGCATTTGTCGCAAGGTTCATGTTACCGGTCAAAGCGAACGCCATCTCCGCCGCCAGCTTCCAGCTGAAGGCTTCAATGAATTGGCTGTCGAAGGTTTCACTGTCCTTTACGTCTGCAGTATATTCCACGTAGGCGTTAGAGATATTACTGTATATCTTGCGTCCGCCGTTACCGTTCATAATGCGGAAGTAATTATCTTTAGGCAGGCCAACAAAGCTGTCATTGTACATAAGGCGTATCGCCAGAGCATCAGAAGGATATTGATAGACGTATTTATAATCAGGTGACGTTTCATTAAGCAGCGCCAGCTGCACACGTTTCGTTGCGAACGTCCAAGGAAAGCGGCGCAATACATTCTGACGGGTAAAATTAAAATAACGTGTACAGATTCTTGCAGGCTGGCTTGCCTCATCCATGCGGTTGATTTCGTCTACGCCGATACGGCCAAGCGCAAGGTTGCAGATTTCAATGTTGTTCATGGTTTCCTCCTAAAACAAAAGGCCGGAATAAGCTCCGGCCCGATGTTATTCTCCGCGCAGAGCGGAAATCAGTTCTTGTTTTTTTGCATTCTTCGGCGGCTCCAGGCCGTTTGCACGCGCCAGCTTCTGCAGTTGGCCGACATTCATATCTTCCAAGGAAGAAGGCATGATATCCGGGTTTTCCATGCTGCCAGACGTTTCGTCCGAAGGTTCTTCATCCGAAATCACTTCGTTGGAAGGCGTTTCGTTCGTAGGTTCTTCATCCGAAGGCTCGTCAGCATTTTTGTTCAGGGCCAATCTTTCAGCTGGATTATAAAGCGGTTTAAAATGCTCCGGCACATTCTCACCCAGCTCCACCACTTCGCCCTTTTCCCAAAGTCTGCGCTGCCAATAGCAGGTGCGGATTACTTTGTATCTCATACCGGTACCTGGATATCCGGGGACAGATATGCCCAAATCTTGCCGCCTGCCGGAGCGGTAGTATCACCGGTGATTTTTACGCGGACGTAGCGGCCCTGCGGTTGGATGGACGCGAAGAATTGCGCCAGCTGGCAGGCATGCTTCTGCTGCTCGGCAGTTTTGCCGATAGTCACCACCATCTCAGTGATAGGAGCAGAGAAGTTTGCGTCAGCGCTAGTCTGCAGCTCTACGCTTTTGACGCGGCCGGCAGTTACACCCTTGGTCAATTTAACATCAACATAGAGCGGTCTCAAAGATTTGTTACGGCCGATATCAAGTACCTTGCTGGTGACAGTTGCTGCGGTATCGACATTTTCACAAAGGATAAGCTTTGCATCAATCATTACAGCCATGTTCTTACCTCCTTATTCTACCGGCACTTTAGATTCAGTGCTCAGGATAGCATCATTACGCAGGATGGGAGAGCCCCAGAAATGCTGGATACGCTTACCGCCAAAGTCTTCCAGAGAAAGGTTAACATTGTTTTTCTTCTGCGCAATGATATTGATCATGGTCTGCACCTTGCGGTTACAGAGGATAACAGTACGGCCATGGTCAGGATTTTCAATGCAGTCATATACTTCAATCAGTTTGTCGATGAAGTCAGTGCTGCTGGTATTTGTAGTATCAATGTTGGCCAGACGTGCTACATAGCGCGGGTCACGTACGCAGAGGCCTACGTCCCAGTTGTACTGAGATTCATAGCCCCAGTATTCAAGGTTGTTCTCATCTCTCACTTTAACACGTCCGTTGTCACGATAGCTGTAACCACCAGGAACGCCTTCCGGAGTGATGCCGTAAACAGTATCAGGTGCAAAGGTCACTACCCAAAGGGAGGTCAGATTGTTACCGGTACCGCCCGCGTCAACAATCTGATTGGCGTAGATTTCATCCTGCCCGGCCTTATCATAGTAGAAAGCGCCAAGGCCGGTAAAGCCAGCAGGGTTGATTTGTTCATCACCATAGAAGAAGGTAGTAGACATCTTCTGGCTCATAGCTTCCTGATGTGCATAGTTTTCATTGAGTCGATAGGTATTGCTGTTCTTGTTGAGCTTCATCAGTCGCTCATCAATCTGTGCAATAGCCTCAACACCGCCGGTAGTAAAGCTTGCCTGGCCAGTGCTGGATTTAGTAGGCGCTACGCCACGGTTAATAATACGCCATGCAACATCCGGCAGACTGGTTCTGATAAGCGCTTTTTCAACGCTGCCGCTGTTGCAGGTTCTCATAGGGAATACTTCCCAGAGACGATTGGTTTTGGCCTGCAGCTCTACGACCTGCGCCGCTGCTTCATTACCTGCAGAGCGATACTGCTGCGCAATATCATACATAGTCGCCAGGCCGGTGTTGTTATAAAGTCCGGTTTGTGCCATTTAATTCACTCCTTTAGTATTTGCTGTTAGGGAAGAGGATATCTTCTGCCCGCGGGGTTCCCTTGCCACCGCCGACATGAGTATCTGCCGGTTTATCTTCGCTGATAAGCTGTCCGATAGTTACAAAGAGCTTGCAGACAGCAGGATGATTGATAGCACCGGTATCAATCAATACCTGCATCGCCTCACTGCCGCCGAAGGTATCTACTGCGGCTTTCGCAAAGCCCAGGTTTTCTTTTGTAATCAGGCCTTGCTTTTGGCATTCAGCAATGTTTTTTTCGATGGCTTCCTCCGCCTCGTGCATATAGCCGTTGATAATCTCGCTGTGCATTTTCAGCAGGCTGTCAGCCTGCGCCTGTGAAAGCTTTGCATCCTTAGCTATGGCGGTAAATGCTGTTTTCTGTTCATCGGTGATTGTAAGGCCTTCGCCCAGATTAAACTCATAGTTTTCCGGCACTGTGCCAGCGCCGCCGCCATCACCAGCAGGATTGCCTCCACCGTCACCAGGGGGATTGCCGCCATCAGGATTATCAAAGATACTTTTACTGCCACCTGCAACACCACCATCACCACCGGTGCCGCCATCGCCACCAGCTCCGCCTTCACCGCCGCCAGCATCGCCGCCGTCAGGAGCCAGAAAGAACAACCATTTCTTTCGCATTAAACACAACCTCCTTCAAATTGGTCATAGAATTCATCTTTGTGTTTTTCTTTAGGACGGTCCCGCGCTTCCTGCCGCATCAGCAGCTCCAGCTGCAGGCCTTCCTCAGTATCATCTCTCAGCATACGGAGCAGTTCTTCGCCGACACTACGCCGGCCTATCTCATACCCCATAACACTTCCTTTACCGACAACATAGTTAGGAACATGCACTTCCATGGTGTCAAGCAGCTCATAAATAAATTCCCTGCCCGTCTGCGTCTGCATGACGTTTACGAGCAGTTCAGCAAATCTTTGCTTTTCCATCAGCTCATCCCCATTCTGCTCAGCATATCATCCAGAGCATTATCCGTATTGGCCGGCACCTCACTCAAAAGCCTTGCAGCTTCCGCACCGGTCTTGGCCGCCTCAGCGCCCTGTGCCATCTGCGCCTGCTGCATCTGTGCTTCCTGTGCCTGCTGGCGTTGCTCTCTGAGCTGCTGCACCTCATCTTCGCTGCGCATGATTTTCTCAGGCGTACCGCTGATAACGCCAACCTCACGGATTACGTTGTCGATGTTAATAATGTCGGCAGCTTCAGGATAGATACCTGCTACGTTACCCACCATACCAAGTACATTCTGTACACTCGGCAGGCTTACCATCTTCTGCGCCTGCGCCAAGAGGCTCACAAAATTAACCTTCAGCTCATCTGCAGTAATCTCTTCCGGCATAGGCGGGAAAAGCTCGTTGCGCATACAGAGTCCAAACGTACGCAAGGTCAGCGGGTCCAGCACCTCATTATGGAACTGCTCCAGCACCGGCCCCAGCATAAGGATTTTCTCCTCGTGACGTTCCGCGACTTCCTTAGCAGTCATCTGCGGATTGTTCTGCGCCTGCGTCAGCATTACCATAAGGTCATTATAGAACGTAGCGCTTATCTGCTGCCGTTTATCATTGCTCAAGGCTATCATGCCTTCGTAGCGCTTTGCTCCCGGCGGTATCATCGGATAAGCATTCATCTGCGTACCATCGGGAATAAAGTTGTTTGCTCCCGGCTGGCGGTTGACTTTCTTCAGGCTTGCCGGAAACATCATAGCCGGGTCAGCCTCGTTATCCATGCAGCGGAGCTTTGCTTTCTCGATACGCTGCAGCTGCATACAGTTACCCAATGCGTTATGCCCAGGACCATAACCATATTCGCAGTTGGCCACCTTGGTCCAACGCGGCATAATAAACGGCTGCTCCTTGTAACCGCTGATGCGCAGGAACTGCTGCTGATTGCCACGCTCCCAGTAAAAGCTCTGCCAGGGGAAGTTACCGGGCTTTAATTGGTCAGGCTTATACTCATTGTTTTTGACGATGAGCATTTCAACCTCAAAGCGTTGTGTATGGTCATTGTTGTTGTACGCAGTCTTTACGGCCAGGCTCACGTTATCAATACCAAATTCCGCTACCATCTGCGGAGCGGTCAATTCAAAACGCCTGCCAAAGGAATAAAGCCTGCCTCTTGCGTCCACACCGCCGGTGTATTCGCCGCAGGTGTAGCTGCGATGCCAGAGCGCGGTATCATAGTCCTGCATCATCAGCGCCGCCGCCGTGCCAAACTGACACAGCTCAGCCTCGATATCGTACAGCATAGCGTAGGTGTTGCCACGTGCATATACGGCCATCATGACGTCACGCACATCATCTAGCCATTGGCGTACCGGATGATATTCAGCCTTTTCCTGGTCAGCCAAAGACAGCTCAAACCACGGACGGCTCGGGGACGTCAGTCCGCTCTGCAGGCCAGCAGCACACTTGCCTGCCGCATCCATCGGATAAGGGTCGATGAGATAGCGGTCACGCCGCTCTCCGTCAATGCTGCCGCCACGCTCATGGAAGCGTCCTCGATATGGAACGATATACCGGGACAGAAGTTGCCACGTCGGTTCAAACGAGGCGCGCCGCTGGTACATCTGCTCCAGAACGAAGCGCTTATCCTTCAGCAGCTTTGAGTCACGATAGATTTCTTCAAACATTGCTATTCACCCAACAATGCTTTCTTGATTGTATCTACCATGCTGCCGCCGGTCTTGTTGGTAAAGTTACGGCCTCTTGCCTTGCTCAGCTTTTCACGCAGCGATTCACGCTGTCCTTCAGTCGCGCTGTCAATAGTTGCAGCGCTCTGGCTTCCGGGTGCGTTCTGCTTAATCTGCGTTCCGCCTCCACCACCACCGCCGCCATGCAGCTGCATAATGATTTCTTCCATGGTCTCACCTCCTACCACATTCCATGAAACGGATCATATTCTTCCTGCGCGCCATTATCGACGCTCCAGGCGTATTCATGTTCCTGTTTTCTGCTTAGTACCGGAAAAGCAAAGGTCAGCGCCAATGCATCCGCCCTGTTCGGAGACGGAAGCCCGCGCTTTTTCATACTCTCCTTGCTCTCCAGCTGCACTCTGCCATCGTCACGCGGAGCAAGCTCCGGTCCTACGAGGTCATCAGCCAGCACGTTGTCATCGGCCGATATTGCACCGCCATCCATAAGCCAGCGCCGCATATCCTGCCACATAGCTGCTCGCTTGTTGATGCAGTTAGGCGGTATACCTTTTGTGCTGCCAAATGACACCAGCGTCCAATTCCTGCCCCACGCATCGCCTGCACTCTTGATACCTGTACCATAGCCAAGGTCGATAAAGACTGCATCAGCATGGTACTCATCCTCCAGTGCTGCAATCTTGCCGGCAAGCTGCAGGTCATTATCATTCTTCGGATATTCAAAGAGCAGCTTACTGTAGTTGCCCTGACGCAGGTATGCGCAGATTTTATCCGCACCGGTCCACGCAGGGTCTACACCAATGATAACCGGAGCAAAATTATACTGATACGGCTTGAGTACTCTTTTCCGTGCTTCATTCACGATGGCCTGCGAGATATATTGCTTGTCGCTGGCAGAAGGGAACTCGCCGCGCACGCGGACCTTGAAGAAGTCACTGTCCTCGCCGTAAATTTCGCGCCACGCTTCAATCTGCTTTTTATCAGAAAAGCTTACGCTGCGGCTGTCTACCCTGCGAGTGTGCCAATAATTTCTGTGTTTGTGAAAGCAATCATAAAAGCGGCCATTGGAACGAGTTGGGTTGCCAAAGCAGCACCAGATGATTTCTGTGTCTGCGTCAGTCAGGGCACCTTCCGTAACTTCCCAGATAGTGTCATGTATCGCTGATGCTTCGTCAAAGATAATTAAAATTCTGTTGCCCTGATTATGCAGGCCAGCAAACGCTTCAGAATTTGTTTCACTCCACGGAATTGCATCTATACGCCAAGTCTTTTCGTTACCGTCAGCGTTGCAGAAAATGCTTGTCGCAGTATAATCAAACAATGGTTTAGCTATCCACATGTTGTACCATTTGTTAAGCTCTGCCCATGTTTTAGTGCGAAGCTGCGCTTCCGTGTTAGCGGTAACAACGCCGCGCGTATCCGAGCAGGTACCCAGCGCCCAAAGAATGAGCCAGCTCACCAGCGCCGACTTACCAATGCCGTGACCACTGGCTACTGCTTCACGTATGGCAACATCAGCAGTTTTTACTTCGTCCTTTATTTCACGTAGTATGTCAAGCTGCCACTGTTCCGGCCCTTTCTTATTCTCCAGCGGAGTATCAGGTTCGCCCCATGGGAAAGAAAGTTTTACGAAAAGCTCCGGATCATGCTGGCACTCAGCAAGATAGCCTACTAAAGCATCGTAGTCTTCCTGGCTTATTTGTGGTTTCATGGCCCATTACTCCTTCTTTCGCCTTTTCAGCAGCACATTGACATTGCCGCTAATCTTAACCTCGGTCTTGAAAACATACACGCCATCCATTTTGTTCAGAACGTCAATCGCCCTGATTCTGGCCTGCACATCAGCAGCATCATCTTCGGCAATTTTACTGAGCACCAGAGCGCGTTTATCCAGCCCGATAATCTGCTTTCTGATAGCGTCATCTGCCAGCTCTTTTATGCGCTTCAGAATGTTAACATTTCTTAACAGCCTGGTAGCCTGCTGTGCGGCGGTCCTCTCACTGTACCCGGCAGCTATGGCTGCAGCAGTGCCGTTACCCTCATGCTTACGGTATTCCAGGCAAAATTTCTCCTGCGCCGGACTGAGCTTTTCCGACGTGGTTTTTTTACCAGCTTTTGGGGTAGTTTTTTTACCGGAATTTTTAACAGCTTTTTTGACTGCTTTTTTTACCTCTGCCATAGTGCCTTCACCTCCTTTGCTTTTTGGCATAAAAATAACCCCGGCGGAACGCTCCGTCAGGGCCTTTATTTTTACTTGCTATTTTGCACAATACTATTTTACCACGTCAAAAGCGCCGATTTGTAAAGTACAAAACGGCAATGCTTAAAAATTTTTTATTCCATGCTGCGCTGCAATAATAGCAGCGTCACTCAAAAACTCATTGCGCCAGGCGTAGAACGTCTGACGGCTCACTCCCTGCAGCCCGCTGATAACCTCCGGCTGGACGTGCCTGTTCTCGTAGTTGTCATAGTATTTGTGCATGACGTGGCCAATAGGCGAGTCTTTGTATAAGGCATACGTCTCCCTTATCACCGCCAGCCACTCCTCCGGCTGCTCAATGACAAGCTCATAGCTCCGACGTCCGATGTATACGCTAACCTTTTTCAGCGGCAGCATTCCCTTGAGTGCATCCTGCTGGGTAGGATTAGGCTTCAGCTTGTCCTTCAGCCCATGCGGATGCCTGCAGGCACGCGCTTCATCCACGGCCATCTGAATTTTTTTTTGATACTTAAAGCGTGTCTCTGCGACGCGCTGCCAGTGCTTTACCAGCAATCTGATTCCCCCTTCCCGTGCTTATAGCAGCAGCGGATATACTTCTTCTTGCGCCTGTCCGTTTTTTTGCTTGTATATAACTACCGAGGCAGATTCCGCCGCTGATATAAACGCCTACCTGCGTAGTCTTTTTGTTTTCAATGGTTTCCCGCCACCTAGTGCCAGGCAACGGTAATACTGATACGGATATCCGGTAATCTCGCTGACGTCCTGGACGATAGTATCCTGCAGCACATAAAAGCCTTTAGGTGCAGACGGCGTCTCACGCCAGCTGTCAGCCTTGACTTTCTCAATCTTACACTCCGGCTGCTCAAGGTTACGGCTCGTAACATAACGTCTGGCAAACACTCTGCGTTCCGGATCGTTGTAGGTCTTGTTGGTCTGCTTGATAAGATAGCTGGCCAGCCTGTCATAATCTCCGCTGCCGTCCAGCTCCGTTGCATGGATACGTCCATGCGGCCACATATCGCCAAGCTCCTGCAGCTTCAGCCCGCTATGGATAACAACATGAAAATGCATAGAGCGCTTACCGTATTCGGCTACGGCCACATATTTGAAATTTGAGCCGCGACGCTTGCATTTCTGTTTCACGTTGCGGCAGAATTTCTGGATATCTTTTTTTGCTTCCTGCGGACTGGTTGCTCTTTTCTCCGGAGCATAGGTCAATACACAATGCAGGTCCCCTTTTCCAAAATTAGTATTAAGCAGACGACGAAGATTCTTGTAGCTGTTACGCTCGTTTACCTTGGCCATAGCTTCCGGAGTAGGATTGCTTTGTGGAGCACGTACTGTCATCTTTCCCTTGTAGCGGAAGGTCTGGTATTTTTCTACTTCGATGCATTTGCCACATCTCCATGTCCGTTTTACATACATTCTTCCGCTCCATTCTGCCTAAGTTATTTTGGCTGTTATTTTTTCCGGCACTGATATGCCACTCAACTAATATGCTTTATCAAGCTTTAGGCAGGTATTTCACCTGCCAAATTTCTACTATTATATATGGTTATTTTTTGTCTTGCAGAAGCGTGGCAGCTTCCGTGCTTCCAGAAAGCACTTGTCACGCAGGCTTCTGTGTTTGCTCAGGTAGCTTCTGAGCTTTCTTTTTCTCATGCAGGCCAGATGCTGAGCATACTTTATCTGTTGTACATCCAGCACCTGATAGCCGAAATTAAAGATTCCCATCTTGCCTTTGTTTATATTTTTTAAGGCTTCTTCGCAGGTTATCATAAACTTCATGTCTCCGGCTCCTTCCAATTTATATGTAATCCATATTGTTCGATGTACTCAAGATACTGCTCTGTGGTTTTATCTTCGCCCAGCATCTCAAGGCCGCGGGCGTAAAGCTCAGTGAATTTCTCCAGCCTTGTATTGCGTACATGGATTTCGCCATAGTTCTCCATGAGTATCTTGCAGCAGACTGCCAGTATCTGATGGGTGAAGTATTTGGCATAATACGGTATCATCTTATCACGCTCTGCCTGCATACCTGCTTCATAGCCCGCCTGATAGATAGCATTATAGCCGGCCTTGCTGATGTCAAAGGGTTCATTGGCTCCGGCCTTTACCTGCAGGAGCTCTTCGCCGCCCAACAGATTCAGTTTCTTCTGTTTTCTGCGTTCCATTTTGCGCTGCTGGCTCATGCGTCATCGCCAGTCTTGCTAACACGGATAAACTTATCACCACAAAATCTATACGTTCCCTCAATGCCGGCTCTGTCATACCAACCGGCTTCAACTTTATGTTTTCTGAGCCATGCCTCCAATACATCGTTGAGCTGTTCATCAAGCTCTTTTCTCGCCTGCGCCAGCGCATTACCGGAAATAAAATCGCACCATGCTTCTGCACCTTCGCCAGCCTCATCATCTGCTTGGCTTATAAATCCTTCAATCAAATCATCCATATCAATATAAGGCTGCCATTGGGATTCTTCTTGTTTAAGGACTATAACCAAATCACCCACAGCAAGGTCGGGGCGAATATCTTCCAAGGCTTCCTCCGGAGTATCGCACAAATAGCTAGAAACAACGCGGCCCTGCACCTCTGCGCTATATTGAAGAAAAACTGGTTTTTCCTTGGCCAGTTCATCAGCCAAGAGAACAGCTTCGGCAAGCTCTGCCTTTGCCTGCTCCAGATAATAAATCTCGCCGCTGCATTGCCAGTCATTGATGGCCAGCTGCGCTCTGTTTACGCAGTCCATAATTGTTCTTTCTTTATCGTTCATCGTTTTTTCCTCCTACCAGCGCCAATGCGCATACCATAACGATAATTGTAATGGCCAGGTTAATTGTAAATTCATCTATTGCTGCGTCCATTATGCTGCTCCTTCCATAGCATTCCCAGCTTTTCAGCCACATCAGCGCCCATTACCACGCGTGTCCATTTAGGTTCTTGCGGCTTGCATTTTTCGCAATAACGTACGACTTCACAATGTCCATTGCGCCCGCAGCACTCACACGGAAAGCCATAAGTATAATACTTTCTTCTCAGCCGGAAAGATTTTTTGCCACAGATATCGCATCTGCCGTATTCACTCATGCTACCTATTGCCTCTCTCAAAAATATTTTGCTGGAAGATCTCGTGCGTACCTGCAGCTATGAGCTTTTCTTCGCTACTCATCTGATAGCCAAGCTTAGTAAGCCAGTGATACATTGCCTCAAGTCTTGGGTTGAACTTGTATTCAGGATATCCCGCGCGGTAACCATTAGCATAAAACTCTTTTTCGTTATCATTAAACAGCTTATAAATAACCTCTATACACTGCTGTGTATTATCATAACTTTCGTAGGCCAGCTTAACTGCTTTCTCATCACGCCGAGGGTCGAAGTACTTATCATCTACGCCGGCTTCTTTGCTTATGTCACCACAAGACATATATGCAATGCTGCGTAATACAATAAGACTATATGCTCCCATATATACAGCTTCGCGCTGCTTAGCAGTGCCTCTTAGATTTTCAACGAATGCTTTGCGCAGCTCATAATGTGTTGCAGCCATAGCATCGACTTTAAACCATGCTTCCTTTATACATTTTTCTTTTTCGATATCCTTAGCACTTTTTTCTCTAGCCTTATTCTTTTTTGTTTCCTTGACATAAAATTCTACGTTTCTCGGATAGCTGGCCTCATAATACACCCCAGCTGTTTTCTTGGGAATTTTATCTTTTGTTACCTCATACTCATAGAGGTCCAAACTGCCAATGCGTCTATATTTGCTGCTGTATTTATTGGCACTATCCGGAAATTTCTTAATACCAAGACGTTCCATATCTGCCAGGAACACCGGCATGTTATCAGCAAGCTTTTCTTTATCCATAGCACGCGTTACCGCCAAAGCAAAATCATTTGTGCCAATCTTCTCCATTGCTTCATTTCTGGCTTCTAAGTTTTTGATTTTTGCCAGCGCGTCAAACTCTTTCAGGCTAAGCTGGCGGGTAGAGCTTAGCTCCTTCAGCTTGTTCTGGTCCAGCTTGGCTATTTCCAAACGCCGTCTGATAGTGCTTTTACTGAAGCCGCTCTGTTGGGATATATCTTCGATATCCATGCCAAAATCCAGAAGCTGTTGGAAGCCTTGAGCCTGCTCATAAACCGTCAGGTCGCTACGCTGCATATTCTCCAGCAGCATAGTCTGCAGCTGCCGCGTTTCCGACATGCCTCTTACGATAGCGCACGGCACTTCCTGCAGCCCAGCGCGTTTCGCAGCTTCCAGGCGACGGTGGCCAATAACCACCATATACTTAGGTTCTTCACCCGGTACAGCTTCGTTGACCGGGATTACGGTAAGGTTCTGGTAGATGCCATTCTCTTTAATGCTTGCTGTCAGCTCCTCCAGATTGCCCAAGTCTTTTCTTGGGTTCTGAGGATGCGGCACAAGGTACTCAATAGGCATGTTTACTACAGACATTTTTCTTCCTCCTTGTTCTCATCACTCTTATATGCTAAAATAGGGATGTATGGATGCTGGTAACTTCATACATCCCCATGCCGTCTGCGCTTTTTGCAGGCGGCTTTTTTATTTTGTTTCGACCGGAACATGCAGGCGCACATTGATTTTTTCCCCGAGGTATACCCAGCCGTCTTTCTTGTTGTTATCCTTGCAGACATAAAAAGCAATTTCGCGCCAGTCGCGCTTATCGCCGTATTCATCTTTTAATCTGCAGCAGATTCCTTCCAAAGTGTCTCCTTCTTCCAATACATGGTAAGGTACAACAATCTCAGTGACTTCCGGTCCTTTAACCATCTGATAAACTGCACTTACCATTCTTGCGGGCCCGTAGTCTAGCAAGCATATTACGGCAAGCAGTAAGCTGCCTAAGGTCAGCAGCCTCAGTTTCCGCAGTTTCCTTCTTCTCATTCTTCACAGCTCCTTTCCCAAAGCGGCGGACTATTCTCAGATAGTCTTCACGCAGCAGGTCGATAAATGTTTCTTCGCCGTCCTCATCAGTCATCAGCTTACCGGCGATAAAGCAGGGGCCGAATATAACGTCTACTATATTTCCATTATTGTTCAGCAACGGGAACAAAGCGTCATTGTGATATTTGTTCTTTCCGTCCTCATTACATATCAGCGTATATTCTGGGCTGCTGCCTTTGGCTTCCAGCGGTACGATCTGTATCTTGCCACCCACCAGCTTCTGCATATTGGCCAAAGTAAGCTCAACGCGCACAGCCTTTACCGGTTTACCTGGACGATACCAGACAACAGTTTTTTCATTGGCCATTTTTATATCTCTCCTTAAAGATGAAGCGCAGTGCATAGGCAGTGCTGGCCTTCATTCTTTCATCAGCTTCACGTGCCAGCTGTGCCCGGCGTTCACGCATCAGGCGCTCGTATTTCATGCTGGCTTCATGCTCTCTGATTTCTGCGTTAGGCTTGTATTTTTTACAGCGCTTCGCATGGTCAATAATCTTATCTTCCAGTTCGGCGCACGTCATGCGCTTTGCTTTGCACATTTGCCTTCCTCCTCTTCCAGCAGACCACGTTCTTTGGCAATCTCCAGCGCCATCTTTCCAAACGGGCCTGCCCACCAGTCCATATCCTTGACTGCCTTCTCGTTTTCCGTGATGCAGTCATAATCTTCAAGTCTGTTCATATTCATGCATCTCCATATAACCCTTGCAGGTATTCTTTGATTTGTTCCTTTACAACTCTGCTGCCAGCGCCGCAGTGACGTTCCTGATGGCAGTCGTAGCACAGGGTTACGCCCTGGGAGATTTCATCACTCTTCAGTGCGCCGCAGGGCTCATGGTGAAATTTTTCTCCCGGGTCCACGTATCTGCCGCAGATGATGCAGCAGTTGCCGTCACGCTCATGGATAGCTGTATTCAGTTTGCGCAGCTTCTCGCCGTACAGTTTTACCTTTTTGGTTTTCATCATCATCATGGCTTTTACTTCCTTTTCCTTGCTCCGTGCTATAATAGGTATTACAGAACGGAGGTGATATTATGGATATTAGAGCTAAACGCTTATGCCCTTATTGCTTGAAAAACACCAACGTTATGCAGCCGCCTTGCCTTGACTGCGTATTCTATGATGTTGACTACAGACAATGCAGGATTATTCGCACTGACGAAAACGTTCTTGCACTGCTTCGGCTTCTGCGCGAAGAACGTAGCCAGAATCGCAACATGTATTAACCCAATATAAAATCTTTTGTATTTCTTCTGCTCTGTAACCGTCCAGCATTTTTACTATCTGCTCGACGGTTTCTTTTTGTTTTGCATCAAGCATCATCTTCTTCCCCTCCTTCCTTAACCTCCCAGTGCTATAATATGTATTACAGAACGGAGGTGATATTATGAATAAACGCGAATTAGCTAAAGACTTTGTTGTTGCCCTCATCAGCAGTGGCAAAATTGATACTGCACAGAGTTCCGTACAAACATATTTTGATATAATCAGTATGCTGGAACGCAACGAAGATGCTCCGCAGCATATCGACGTATCTGAACCCTACGACCCTTTTAAAGACGCTTAACATCGAACACATCGACCTTGTACACAAGAGTATGAGTGCTGCCATACTCTTGTTCCATTTTCTTAATGAACTTTTTTAACTCGTCCATGCCATCAACGCATACCTTAATTTCAATAACGTTTTTTGCCTTTTCCAATATCTTCTTCCCCTCCTTCCCGCCCTCCAGTGCTATAATAGATTTACAGAACGGAGGTTATATCCATGTTCAGAAGCAAATTTTTTTCTAAGCCGTGTCCAGTTAGCGAACAGCTTCAGCTGGTTACCGTTTATTTCGAGAATGCTGCTACCAACGGTATTCAAGATTTAAACGATTACAGTCCCCATCACTTTATTTGCAACAATCAGGACTGCCCTGCTAAGCTAAACCCCAACGCCTGCCCTATCTTCAAATCTGCGCATGCTTAAAGTTAAGTTCCCTTCAACGTCCTCAACTTCTACTTTGAGGACGTTGAGCTCTTCTTGTAGTCCTATATAGTAATTTTGTGAACCATCTGAACGCAGCTCTCTTTCCGAGTCCTGCGTTTTTATTTTTATTCTGCCCTTCCACGTTCCAAAGGTTTCTACTACAGACTTCTCAGGAATATAGGACATCTTCTTCCCTCCTTGCTTTTGTTACCTCATGTTATAATTAAATTAAAAACGGAGGTTTTGTTTTTATGAATGATACTATCTACGGTGCCTTTATTGGTTGTGGCGCAACATTAGCAGGCACAGCACTTACTCTCGCTTACCAAGCTTTCTAAGCCAAATGATTGAAGCTCTGAGACGCCCTTAACATCTAGCTACTTTCTGCTGCCGAATGGTATATTTTGTAGCTTCTAATACTTCTTCGGCTTCTTGAATGCTAAAGCCATTGTCCGCCAAAATGCGGATGATGGCTTTTGCTGTCTCTTCTACTTTATCTGTGTAACCTGCTTCCACCCTCTCTCCCTCCTCCCTTCGCCTCGCCATTCAGTGCTATAATGTAGCTACAGAACGGAGGTGATTACTTATTATGTATTCCAGAGTTTTTACTAATGAAAAATGTCCTTGTAGTGGCCAAGTGCAACAAGTGACTGTTTACTTTGAAGATACTGCCACCAACGGTATCCGTGATTTAAACAACTATAAGCGCCACCACTTTGTTTGTGACAACAAATCTTGTCCTGCGCAATTAGAGTTCAATTCATGCCCTGTCTTTAATTCCGCGCACGCTTAATGTTAAGTCTCCTTCAATGCTGTCAAGCTCCAACTTGACAGCATTGCTTTTGCAGAAGAAAGTTGCGGTATAATTTCGATTGCCATCTGACATAAATGTCTGCGTTCCTTCTGGAGTTGTTGCCCTGATGCTTCCTCTCCATATACCATTAGTTTCTATCTTTGTTTCCTCCACCTCTCTCCCTCCTTCCTATACGCACGCCCCTATATTCAGCTCGCCTTTTGTTCGGTTTTCTGAACTTTAGGCGTAAAAAAATATACATCAATCTCGTTTTTCTCCAGATGAAGCAGCTCTAAAGCCTTGAGCATTTCCATTTGTGTAAATTCCGTATTGTTATTAAGTTTAGAGTACAGCGACGTTCTCGCAATGCCCAGAGCATTCGCGAAAGCCTCTTGTGTACCAAAAATCTCTTTAATTTTCCCTTTCAATTTGTCATAAGCAAAAGCCATGTTTAAGTCACCTCCTAATTTCTATTGTTCGGTTTTCCGAACCTATAATAATAATACCGCCCTTACGTCCTTTTGTCAAGAATCATTTTCGTTTTTCTGAACTTTTATGCTTTTTTTCTGTTCATTTTGTTGCCTTTTCTGAACTTTGCTTGTATAATTACTACGGGAGGTGATAACAATGAAAACTTTTGCGGAACGATTAAAGCACTATATGGAACAAGCTAACATGAAGCAAACCGACTTAGTGGAGAAAACCAAAATAAACAAATCATCTATTAGTGAGTATCTGTCAGGCAATTATGAACCGAAGCAGCGGAATATATACAAAATAGCTACTGCTCTGGGTATAAAGCCAAGCCAGTTAATGGGGATTTCAAATACTTCCGAACCGCCAGCGCCAACCATTAAGCTCACTGCTCAAGAAGAAGAGCACATAAAAAAATACCGCCAGCTAAATGCTGACGGTAAGTTGGTTATTGATAACCAGATTGATTTTATGTTGTATAAGCAAGAGCAGTCCGCTGAAAAAGAAGAGCAGAATTTAGGTTGATAAGGAGGTGAATCCTTGGACGAACAAACTTATTTAAAGGAACGCCTGGATAATCAGATTAACTGGTACAGCTCCAAAAGCTCTGAAGCTCAATCTTGGTACAAATGGCTGAAGTTTGCAGATAACCTGCTGGCACTGCTTATCGTGCCCATCTCCTATTATTCGGACAGCTGCTGGTGGTTTAAGTATGCCGGTATTGTTGCCGGTATACTTATAGCTCTCAGTAATTTTTTGCAGAGTATGAACAAGTATCACGAGAACTGGATCCAGTACCGTTCTACTGCAGAAATACTAAAGCATGAAAAATTTCTATACCTTACACGCTCCGGAGGATATAAAAATTCTTCTGCTCCATTTAATGAACTGGTTGAGCGCTGCGAGAGTATTATCTCCAGTGAGAATGTTGACTGGGCGCAACTCCACAAAGGCTGCCCCACTAAGCAGCTCTAGCCTTCTACCGGCTCATATGTCTTTTCAAAGATATCAGGCTTGCAGGGATATTGCTCTCCGCGCAGGCCGGTAATAATCCAATCGCCAGGAGCTGCACGCAGAGGCCCTTCCAGTGTAGGGATTATCATTGCTTTATCTGTCTGGTACGCTTCAATCACTATAGGTCTTTTTCTGAATTTCATAACTACCTCCATAAAAAGAAAGGATTGATAAAATGTTTAATATCTTAAAAATTTACCACTTGTTCATTAGCCATTCATGGAGCTATTCACCCCATTATAACACACTTCTTGAATGGATTGATAGGTCTAACATTGTTTTTAGTAATTACAGCGTACCTTATACTGACCCTTTCACCGGCAAAACCAAGGCCCAGCTCCAGGAGGCTATCACTGAACAAATCAGACATTCATCTATTGTGATTATTGCTGCCGGTATGTATGTATCTCATAGTGATTGGATTGATTATGAAATCAGAACAGCCGCAGCCATGGGCAAGCCTATTCTGGCAGTAAAGCCTTGGGGAACCGAACGCCTGCCGCAGATTGTGCAGGACAGTGCAACTCTTATCGTAGGCTGGAACAGCGACAGTTAAGAATTGAAAAAGGAGTGATTTTATGCAAAGAGCAGTTATCTACGCGCGCTTTTCCTCGGACATGCAGCGCGAAGAGTCTATTGACGCGCAGGTCCGCGCCTGCAAAGCTTATGCCAAAAACAAAGGCTACATCGTTGTCGATACCTATGCTGATGAAGCAAAGAGTGGACGCGATGTTACCAAGCGTGACGCTTATAATCAGATGCTGGCCGATGCCATGGAAGATAAATTTGATGTTATCATCTTCCATAAGATTGACAGAAATTCGCGCAACGAGCTGAATTATTTTACCTTTAAGGATAAGCTGGAGAAGCTGGGTATCCGGTACGAGTATGCCGCCCAGCCCATCGATGCACTTTCACCAGAAGGCCAGATGATGGAAACAATGATGGTAGGTATGGCAGCCTATTATTCGCGTAACCTGGCCAAGGAAACTAAGAAGGGCCTCAATGAAAACGCTTACAAAGCACTCTTTAACGGAGGTTGTCCACCGCTTGGGTATAAGATTGTGGACAAAAAATATGTCATCGATGAGCAGGAGGCAGCTGCCGTACGCCTGATATTCGAGCTGTATCTCAAAGGGCAAGGCTACGCAGCCATCTGCAGGACACTCAGCGCCAAGGGATACACCACCAAGTCCGGCAAGGAATTCCCCAAGAACAGCCTGCATGATATCCTATGTAACGAAAAATATATTGGCACATATACCTTTAATAAGATTCCGCGTAAGAAGAACGGCCGCAACAGCCATGCTGCAGAGCGTCCGGAAGATTTTATTTCTATTGAAAATGCTTTCCCCGCCATCATCAGTAAAGATGATTGGGCACTCGTCCGCGCCAAGATGGACCGGAACCGGCATCGTGCTGCCAGCTACACCGCCAAGGAAAACTATCTGCTTTCCGGCAAGGTTTTCTGTGGCCACTGCGGCAGCGCCATGGTTGGCCACCGTATCCGCAAGCGCTACTGTTATTACGGATGCACGCGCAAGGAACAGACTCCTACCTCTAAATGCCCGCAAAAAATGATACGTGCAGAAGTTTTAGAGCACTGGGTACTGCAGATACTGGAGCGCGTTGTCTTTACCGTTGGCGGCATGCGCAGGATTGCAGATGCTATCGTAGATGCATATGAGGCAGAGCAGAAGGAACAGGCAGGCAGCCAGGCTACACTGATGCAGCGCAAAGCTGTTGCCGAAAAAAAATTAAATAACCTCTACAAAATTTTTGAAGAAGGCAACGCAGATGAATTTGATCGCCAGCGCCTGAACCAAATCAAAGCAGAGCTCAGAGAAATTAACAAATCTATTTGTGAAACTTCTGTGAAACCTGCAAAACTTCTCAGCAAACAAAAAATAGCCGCCATTTTGGCAGCTATGAAAGATGAAATTTTTGTGAAAAAAAATAGTTACTATGTTCAACAGGCTGTAGATTTGCTTGTTGACCATGTAACCATCACCGATAAAGTGCTGAAAATCACCTTATCAACGCAAAATGTTTGCGCTTATTTGGTGCCGCGGACCGGAATCGAACCGGTACGGGTATCACTACCCGAGGGATTTTAAGTCCCTTGCGTCTGCCAGTTCCGCCACCGCGGCAGACATAACTACTTAACACCTTTTAAGAAATAAAAATGGAGGCGACACCCAGAATCGAACTGGGGATAAAGGTTTTGCAGACCTCTGCCTTACCGCTTGGCTATGTCGCCTTAAAAGGTGGAGCGGAAAACGAGATTCGAACTCGCGACCCCCTCCTTGGCAAGGAGGTGCTCTACCACTGAGCTATTTCCGCAATATGGTGCCTCAGCACAGAATCGAACTGTGGACACAAGGATTTTCAGTCCTTTGCTCTACCAACTGAGCTACCGAGGCATGATTGGCGACCCGGATGGGACTCGAACCCACGACCTCCGCCGTGACAGGGCGGCATTCTAACCAACTGAACCACCGGGCCAATCAACTACGAATTACATTATACAGGCTTAAACCTATTTTGTCAACATCTTTTTATACTTTTTTTTATCTTCCAATGCAGCCATCAGTTTTTCCTCTATATGCACCTGCAAAGCCTGCAGCTTATCCTCCGCCGGCACGTTGCCAAGCACGTCAAAAGCGTCTGTGGTCAAGGGCAGATGATTCTTGCGCATTTCCGCAAACAGCTCATCACGGAAAATATTATAGGAAAAGTATATCTGATTGCCATGCTTAAAATCAGTATAATCCAAAAAGATAAAGGAACCATTGATATAAGGCAAGGGATTATCGGGCGTAATATACAGCTCATAATCGCCTACCTGAGCAGGCAGCGTACGCCAATAGTCCCACTGCTCAAAATGCAGCGCTTTCGCTTCATACGGCAGCGTATGCACGGTTTTCTTATCCATGCTGGCCAGAATATCCGGCAAACTCTTGCGCATCATGTCAGCAAAATGCTCGCGGTCACGACAAAAGAAACGCACGTCGCGGAACGTATGCAGGCCAACGGTTTTTACCGGCACATAGTCAAATGTTTCTTTTGTATAAGTCAAATCAAGACGGCAGTGCGATGCTTCATGCACATAGGCTGCAATATTCAAAATCTGCCCGTTGATACCGGAGCCCGGCACAAGGGTATAATCACCGATTGCTGCAGGCAGATTGCGCACAAAGTCCCAATCCTTAAGCCCTGTCTCTATTTCTTTGATATCAGGCTGTCCCAT